TAATATTTTATTAATACTTCTTTTAATACTTTTAATTCTTCTTTTGTAGGTATAAAATTATGTCCTAATTCAATTAAACCCTCTTGAATATTATATCTTGTAATTCCTGCTTTTATAAATAAATAATTTTCATCCATATCAAGTACTTTTGTAACTTGGCTTTCAAAATAACCATGATGTGAACTATACTCTGTATTTAATACAGAACCATCTGGAAATAACCAACCACAATAATTTAATTCTTTAGTAAAATTATTAGGAAATATTACTTTAGAAAGTTTTTCAATATTAAATAATAATACCTCATTATAATTATTTTCTAATAAAACATTTTCAGTTATATTTTCTTTTTTATTTGTATTTGGAACATCATACATATAATTTTACCTCAATCCACATATTTTTTCTACATATTTAATAATATCTTTAATTTTTTTAAATTTATCAAGTCCATATTTACTTTGAACTTCGTAGAATTTATTATCAACTAAAGTAACTCTAAATACTATCATAATACCATTAAATGATTTAATTACAAAATCAATAAAATTATAATCTAGATTTTCTTTGAATTGGATTTTAGTTACTGGGTCTTTTTGGAGTCTAGCAGGGAATACTAAAATCAACTCATTTTCTAATTCTATTAACTTTTCATTCATAGCTATACCTCCTTTCAATATATACAATTATATTATATCACATTTAAAACCCAATGTAAATACTAATTTTTTATTTTTCTTCATAAGGTGCATTATTAGGTATACCTTCTAGCATAACAACCTTGCCTTGTTTTCTAGTTTCATTCATATCAACAACACGTTGATTAGTAGAACCTCTCCATCTATTATTATCTGATATGTCTCTTAATTCTAATACAAACTTACCAACTACTAATACATCTATATAAGATAATAATTCATCAGTAACTTCACAATGTTTCATTCCACCTTCAATTAAATCTTCATAATCATACCCTGTCCAAGACCAAATATCTTTATTAGGATATGTTGTTTTAATTTTCTTGACTAAATCAACAAGTACTCTTTGTGTTTCTTCTTCCATAGGGTCTCCACCACTGAAAGTGAAACCTTGAATATAATCGTGATTCATAGCTTCTAAAATTTCTTTTTCAGTCTCTTCAGTATATTCTTTACCATATTTAAAATCCCAAGTTTCAGGATTATGACATCCTTTACAATGTCTTCTACAACCAGAAGTATATAAAGATACTCTTACTCCTGGCCCATCAACTACTGATGTGTGATATACATTTCCATAATACATTAAAATCACCTCAATTATATATGTTTAACTCTATCTTCAGTTTCTTTTATTTTACCGTAATTAAATGCAGTTTTATAGTTTCCAGTGAGATAGCCCGTTACACGTCTTAATTGTCTAATATTATAACTACCGCATTCAGGGCATCTATCATTAAATTGTCCACTGTATCCACAATCTAAACATTCATCGCATGGTACATTAACTGCAAAATATGGAATATCTTTAGACATAGCATAATCAACCATTGCTTCTAAAGCATCTAAATTACCTTGTATAGAAGAATCTAATTCTACATAAGTTATACAACCTGCATTTGAATAACCTGTTAATTGTGATTCTAAATCAATCTTCTCAAATACATTAATTTTTTCCCATACTGGAATATGAATACTATTTGTAAAATAATCTCTATCACTTACATTAGGTATTTCCCCGTACTGTTTTTTAAATTTTGTCATAGCAGTATAACATAAACCTTCTGCTGGAGTATAATAAACTCCAAAATTTAAATGATATTGTTGTTTAAATTGAGCACATCTATCTTTAAATAATTGTTCTATTCTTTTAGCAAGTTCCATACCTTTAGGGTCTATTTGATTACAACCTAAAAGTAATTGTAATGTTTCAGCCATTGCTATTTGACCAATTACTAATGTACCGTGTCTTAATGCACTTCTAATTCCTTCTTCAGGATGATATCCTATAAATAAATTATTTTCATACATAAATTTTGCTGAATCAGCATCTTGAGCACACATATATTCATATCTTTCTAATAACATATCTTTTGCTTCATTGATTTTCTTATCTAATAATTTCATAAATTCTTCTATATCTCTATTTGCTTCCATAGCAAGAGTTGGAAGAATAATAGTTACTGGACATAAATTACCTCTACCATCTTTAATTTGAGGATTAACTCCAGGTTCAGCATTTATATCAGCACCATTAGCAGTCCTACAACCCATTGTACTAAAGTATGTTCTAGGGTCATTTATATCATAGCCTTTATTACCACTCCAATCAACATTAGCATAGTTAGGGTATAATCTTTTAGCAGTTGATTCTAATGCTAACCTTTTTAGATAATAATTTGGTGTTTCAGGTTTATCATTTACACCTTTCATATATTGGAAAATACCACAAGGGAATATTGCAGTCTTATGAACTTTTCCAACACCTTTAATACTACCCTTAATTAATGCTTCAGTAATTAATTGACCTTCTTTTAAAGTACAAGTTCCATAATTAATTGAAGTAAATGGTAATTGATTTCCACTTCTACTTTGTAATGTATTTAAATTATGATACATACCTTCAACTGCTTGATTAATTTCTTTTAAAGTCATATCATAAGCATATTTATAAATTTTATCCCATTTTTTATAACATTCATCTTCAATAGATGTATTTTCACTACCTATTACTTCAATACAATTATTTAAATAATATAAACCATCTTTATAATGTTTAAAGAAAGATTTTCTTACATAAGGAACCATTGTCCAATCTAAGTGAGTTGCACTAACACCACCAAATTGTTGTAATGATTGTAATTGGAATATTACTGCAATTAATTGAAATGCAGTATTGACTGAGTTAGCAGGTCTAACGTCAGTTTGTCTTGTATTAAATCCATTCTTTAATAAATCATCAAATGGAATACTTAAACAATTATGATTTCCTAGTGCGTAAGAATCTAAATCGTGAATATATATTTCATTATTTAAATGATTTTCTCTTGATTTTTTTGACATACAATTGTTTAACGCAAATTCTTTTAATAATTCATTTGATGCTTCACCTTTTCTTCCACCAAAAGATTTTTCATCAACATTTGCATTTTGATTAACAATATTACTTGCATTAATTTTAGTTGCAATTTCTCTAAATAATTTACTTTTATTTTCTCTTATTCTAGTTCTATTATCTCTATATAAAATATAACTCTTAGCAGTCTTATAAAATCTATTCTTCATAAGAGTATCTTCTACTACATCTTGAATAGTTTCTACCTCAACTGGTTCTTTTAATTTCTCAATCTTATTATTGATAATATTAGTTAATTTTTCAATATCATCATCAGTTAATTCTCCTACTTGATTATTAACCTTAATTAAAGCTTGAGTTATTTTTGACAAATTATAACTTACTTCTTTTCCGTCTCTTTTAATTACTTTCATAGTTGTACTTCCTTCTTTTTTATTTTTGTTTCTTAGATTTAATTTTAAATTTGTCATATTCAGTTTGCTTAAATGCAATAAGTTTTTCAGGCAAAGGTCCTTCATTATTTAAATAAGAAAGTGGTATATCATATACTAATATTTTTCCATTTGAACTAATTTTACATTCTTGTTTTACTTTAGTTCCATCAAATGAATATAAATCTTGCCAATTTCTATCTGCAACAAAGAATAAGTAATTTTTGCCTTCTCTAACTTTTTGAGTAGCTACTAATACTTCTTTTGTTGAATATTTTGGTTGCCATATACATATTACATTACTTGTCAAATAAATCAATCCTTTCATTATAAATTCTCTATATATTTTTGTAAAATAGATAGAGCTTTATCATCATTTACTTTATCATCAACAATATATTCACTAAATACTTGTTTTCTATCAACTATATTAGCTACTATTTCATCAATAGTATTAGAACAAATTAAATTATAAATAAATACTGGTTTTGTATTATTGACACGATGGATTCTATCACTTACCTGTTGATATAATGCGTAAGTAAATGGACTATCTATCATAATCATATAACTTGCTCTATTTAGAGTGATACCAGTTCCACACTTATCACTTGTAGCAATAAAAACCATGTGTTTATTATCATTTTGAAATTTATCAACATTTTCACTGACTATATTATCTTTTATGTCTCCAGTATTAATTAGAGGATTATATTGTTCTAAAAGTTTACCTAATTGATAAACAGGTTCTTTAAATGATGACATTATTACTACTTTATCACCATTACTAACTATTTCTTCTACTAATTCTAAAGTTCTTTCTATTTTAGTAGAAATTATTTCTTTACTAGTTAATAATTGAGGACAACTTGTTGCTTGTCTTAATCTTGTTATCAATGCTCTAAAACTTGATGTTTTTAAATCAATTTTATCACATTCTTCTTTAATTCCTTTTTTGACATCTTCATAAAATTTCTTATGAGTATCATTCATATCAAGATATTCATCAATAAAATTCTTTTCAGGTAAATCTTTAATTATATCTTTAGTTCTTCTTAAACTACAAGATTCAATTTCTTCTTTTAATATATTCATATTTTTAAAAGATAATATTCTA